GATTTTGATATGAACATTTATCAGAGGACACTTATTACATGTTAGACCCTATCACAGCGGTGGCGACGGCCACAACAGCATTCAATCTTATCAAAAAAGGCATTGCTTTCGGTAATGATTTAGATACTATGTCTAAATCTCTTTCTCGTTGGTACGGTGCAGTATCAGATTTTAATTATGCAGAACAAGAGGTGAATAACACAGGCGGTATTTCTAAACTACTAATGAAAGGTAGTATAGAACAAATGGCGTTAGACATCACAATGAATAGGCAAAAGATACAAGAACAAGAAAAAGAGTTGCGTACTTTGATTACTTACGCATATGGTCCTACTATCTACAATGAGATGATTGAGTTAAGACGCAAGTTAAGAAAACAACGAGAGAAAGAGATATATCGTAAAAGAGAATTAAGAAAAAGTATAATAGAGGGTTGCCTTATACTCTCTCTTATAGTATTATTAGGTTTGTTATTAGTTGGTGGTGTTTACCTATTCTCTAAATAATACAATGGACTCACACAAGAATGGTCACTCACTATGGCCTCGTATAAAGGTGATGATACTCTTTTATTTTATATTCTACTTTATTACTTACTGTACGGTGATGTAAAAAAATCGCCGGAAATCTCTTTAACTTCTCGGATAAATATAAGAGATTATGAGGAGATTGTAGATATAATGTATTACGAAGAGATAGAGTTAAATCTTAATATAGATAAATTAGGTAAAGAGTACCTCGACTTTAAACATCATCTAGGTTTTAAAACCGATAACCCCGACAATATTGATTTCAATGCTATTTGCATTAATCGAATACCAGGTGATGAAAGAAGTATCACAGGTGGTAATGTTCGTGGATTATATTGGACAATGCCTGATACTACGAATGTTGAAGAACAGAGATTACCTTTTATTGAAGAAAGTAAATATACAGAGTTATGTCCTGAATTTAAAGGGTCGTATGTTGAAGAAGTATATAACATGATTAACAAAAGATTTAAATTAGGTCGTTGTCGTTTTCTAATGAAACCACCTCGTTCTTGTTTATCTTGGCATAGGGATCCTGAAATGCGTTTACATATTCCTATTATAACCAATAAAGGTTGTAAAATGGTAATTGAAGATACAGCGTTTCATATGCCATCAAATGGTAACGGATACATTACAGACAATACAAGATATCATAACTTTTTTAACGGTAGTGAAATAGATAGAGTACATCTTGTATGTACACTTACAGACAATAGATTATTAGGACAAATTTTATGAGTGAAACAATAGATAATATCAAAAAGGTATTAACAGAGAAGATACAACCTAATGTAGCCGCCCACGGTGGCGAGATTAAGTTTGTTTCTTTTGAAGAAGGAATATTAAAGTTATTAATGGCAGGCAGTTGCTCTGGTTGTAGAATGTCACAAATGACTTTACATAGAGGTGTAGAAAACATGATGAAACATTATGTACCTGAAGTGAAGCAGATAGTTGCTGAAGATGAAACAAAACCAGGAGAAAAAGGATATAACCCATATGCCTAAAGAGTTTGAAAACATGGACGGCCTACAAGTGTTATGGCATTTACTTACAACAGAACCATTCTTTTGGGTTTTGTTAGGAATAGGATTCGGTGCCTTAGCATTATCTATCTGGTTCGATAGATGGAACGAAAACGCAGATTATTCGGTGTACAAATGATTACAATAACAGATAACGCATTAAATCATTTAAATACATTATCAGAAAAACATGATAAGAAATATGTACGACTATCTGTTAAAGGTGGTGGTTGTGCCGGTTTCGGTTATGAATGGACATTTGGTGATGAGAAAACAAAAGATGATATATTAGTTAATGAGATTTTATTGATTGATAGAATAAACGAATTGTATATCAGAGGTCTTACTCTTGATTACAAAGAAGAGATATTTGGTTCTCAATTCTCTTTTGATAATCCACAGGCATCCACATCATGTGGGTGTGGTACATCATTTTCAGTTAAAGTTTAATCTATGGTACCGGCGACAGGACTCGAACCTGTAAGCCTAAGCGACGGATTTTAAGTCCGTTGTGTTTACCAGTTTCACCACACCGGTACATAGAATTGGCCTGCTCGGTAGGATTCGAACCTACGACCTACGGTTTAGAAGACCGTTGCTCTTTCCTGCTGAGCTACGAGCAGATATTGTAAAGACACTAAAGGACTCAAATCCTTTTCCTGCCTTGTTCAGTTTTATCTTAATGTATTTTATTCTCTTTGAATATTCTTCTATGTGTGGTAGGTACTGGAGAGGTATTCTTTTCCAGTTGTAAACGGCAAGCAAATACTCAGCTGTTTGTTGTAGTGATTGCTTGAGTGCATGTTTGTGAAACATGACTTAACTCCTCTTAAAATTAAAATGTCTTTTTTAGTCCGATATTAAATGAACGGCCGAGTTGATTATAGCCGTCTGGTCTTTCGTAATCTTCATCTGTTATATTACTCAATTTACCATAGATTGTCAAGCCTCCTTTATCTACTTTGTAAAATAAATCTGCTGTTGTCACACTCTCCATTTTAATTTTCGCATAAGTCGTGTTATCAATGTCGAGATGACTGCCGTAATAATTAACATCTAAATTCCAGTTATTAAGATTAAAGTTTGTTGTATTCGTCCATTTTGGCTTTCGTACTATTTCTGTTCCGTTTCCGTCTTCAGCAATGATGAATGCCGTATTGTTTTGTATATTAACATCACCGACTTTAGATGTCAAGCCTAATTCAACACCATGTCTATCACTTTTTTTGGTGTCGTTAATATATGTATTACTATCGTAAGTTAGAAGATTGTCTATTTCTGTTTTAAAAAATACAATATCACCGGATTCCCAACGGTAACCTAATTCGTATGTTTTACTTTTTTCTGGAATTAAATCTTTATTACCTAGAAACCCATAATTGTTTTTACCATACATTTCATAAACAGTTGGTGCTTTATAACCAGTTGCATAACTTAATCGTACACCATTTTTTTCAGCACCTATTCTATATGTTAATTGGTCATCAAATGTATTTGGTGTATCTAATCTAATACCATAATGCATTTGTACATCTGCTAAAGTTGTTTGGTCTAAACTATAAAAGTATCCGTTGTTTGTTCTATTCTTGGTAACATTACTATCATAACCAGCAATGTTTGTATCAAACTCAATATCATTATATTCGTATTCAGTTCCTAATGTATGACTATTATTATCTTGATGTATTGTTTTCTTTGCAAGTAAAGTTGTTGTATCATTTTTATATGTGTCAACTGTACCTTTATCATCATACACTCTATCATGTTTTGTGTGATTGATTGTATATTCTTCATCTTTGTTTTGTAGTGACATATAATAATTATTGAATTGCCAATCAGCCGTATAATTTGTATAGTCAGTTGACTTATCTAAATTTGTTTTATTATTAGTTTCAATTAAACTTGTTTTTAAAGTATAATCAGGTATAGCATTATATGTTTCAGTTTGTATAATATAGTTTCTGTTTGTGTAATTATCATCTTCATTACCATCTACAACAGATATACCATCACTTGTTTCATTTTCAATTCTTACATCTACAAGAGTGTTGTTATAAAATTTACCTAGTTTGATTGTTTGTGTATTTGTATTATTAGAACCTGTTGATACACTCACACTATTTTCTTCATTTGGTTGAGTGACCATATTGATTGTACCACCGATAGAGTTAGGACCATAAACACTACCCATAGGTCCTTTGATTACTTCTACTCGTTCAACACCTAAAAAACTATGTTGACTAATATCATCTGTACCACCTGGAGTAGAATGGTCTTTGATTGCAATACCATTCAATGTAATAAGTGTATGGTTTGAGTTTGTACCTCTTAAAAATGTAGAAGTCATCTGGCCTTCAGGACCTGATTGTACTAAATTTAATGAGGGTATGGATTTGATTTTATCCGGTGTGACTACATCATACGAATAAGTCTTAAATGCCAAATCATTGGAAGTTCTAAAGGCATAAATTGTGATTTCTAATTCTGCTTTTGCAGTTAACGGTAATAATAAACAAAATAACGGTAGTAGTATTCTAAACATATCTTTCCTATAACGACACATATTAAAGTCGAAACCAATAAATTAAAATCAAATGGTATCGCCATTATATAAGTGTTCAATAAATCTCCACCCCATTTGTACCAGACGAAGAAGTTAATAATTAAATGCCACATAATTGCACCTACAAATGTAGCGTAGATTTCATTTTTCATATGACTACCTAGTATTGTGAATAAACTTACACAACAATAAACAGGTATCATTAATCCATGAAAACCATAAAAAAAATCTTTCACTAACATTAGCGAAAGAGGTATAAAGTATTGCAGATATTTATTGGTCGTAAATTGAGGCAATAATAATGCAATTGCAAAAATTGGTGTCACATTCATTGTGACTATATTTATATCAGATTTCTATAGCATTGTCAATGGCCATAGAACATAGACATAAAATCCTGCCACAGCCAAAGCTGTGACAGAAAGATAATATAACAAAGAGAACATTAAGCAGCCTCTAACATAGACATTGGTACACGATAGATTTTACCTAACATATCTACCAGACATTTAGTCTGATTAATTTTAGTAATCACACCAGGTGTCTTTTTAGTTTTTTGAACAACATTCACTTTTTGTCCAACAGATAAGGTTGCCTTACCAACCATAACTTTCATATCAGAAATAAATTCAGATAATTCGTTAAGTTGAGCAAGGTTCATTTTTTGTATTTCAGTTTTCACATTTTTCATAATATAGTTCCTTATAGGTTATTTTAAATAAAGAGGTCCAGTCCATCTGATATAGTAATTACCAGTTAGAACATTTCCTCTCGGTTGATTTAAGGCAGGTGCATTAAAACCAGCAGGTTTCAAAACATCTCCAACCTTAAAATGCTTGAAGTCTGTTTTGCATACAAAAGCAAACACAGAGTTTTCTTGTACTATTTTGATAAACTTTCGTCCTTCACGAACAGATGTTTTACTATCCCATTTATCAAGTTGTTCTTTACAATATGAAGATTGACCGTCACCACCAGATGACCAACTATTGTAGTCTTCTTTGGCAGCCGCCATCATATTTTTAATTCCGTCTTGTAGTGTTTCAGCAGTTTTAGTTATCATTGTCATAGTAGTGTCCTTTTTCATTGTTAATAGGTATATTATACCATAGTTTAATTTGTTTGGCAACCATTTAATTGCTTTTTATTGCAATAAAACCACCAGTTAACATTATTGTTAAACCCATTAATGCGTACATAAGTGTTTCAAGTAGAGTATTTGCTGATTCCATACATTTTCCGTCACAATCGCCTCCTGAACCTGCCATCATCATAATACCAATTACGATTAATACAGCGCCAAAAGTGTTTATCATTGTTTTCATAGTGTTTTTCCTTTTTGTTATCATTTATACATACATCCTACACTAGATAAATATAAAAGGCAAGCGAAAAAAGCGCTTTTTTTCACTTTTTTTTGCTTTTTTTTAAAAAAATATTAGGAAATCAATAAAAATGAAGTATTTTGTTCTTGTTATGTTCTTTTTTCTCATTTCATGTTCAGGAAATATCAAAAATTGTGAAATTTCGCCGGATTACGAAAAAACAATTAAGTCGGCAGTTGAAAATCAAGATAATTTATCTGAAACTGAATTACGAGCAATGAAAATGGAGTGTGGTTTCTAATATAAATAGTATTATGACTTATTGCAACAATTGTGGACATCAATCTCATTGTGGAACAAACTTTTCTGTTGAAGACGAAGATGGTTTTACAGGAGAAGCGTATATGAGAGAAATATGTAAACATTGTCGTTGTGAAAAGTGTGAATCCAATTATGAAGATGAAGAAAAATACAATATAGAAAGTTAATATGAGCAAAATGAGATTATTTAAGTTTTGGAATGCAAATGGTGATGAAAAAGAGAAAGAAGCAATGAGTTTAAAGAAAGCTGTTATGTCTGTTCAAGGCGATTTTAAAGATAGAATGATTAGTGTTGAATATATCAGTAAAAAAGGTAAAGAAATGTGTCATGGTATTTTGATACCGATTGGTAGAAAGATAAAACAAGCCATAGTAGATGAAAGACGAAGAGCAGCTTTAAAGAAATTACAAGGAAGATAAATGCCCGGAGTATGTAGAGTAGGCGACACTTTAGCAACAGGACACGGTTGTACTGGTACAACAACAATAGCTGCACCAGCAACAGATACAACAGTTAAAGTTAATAGTATCAATGCAATAGTTGTTGGCGCTCCTACTGTATCACATACAGTTCCGCCTATTCCACCTTGTCCTTCACATGTTGCCAATCTAAATGCAGGTTCGCCAAATGTGTTTGTCAACGGAATACCTTTAGGAAGAATTGGCGATAGTGCTGACGCAGGTGCTATGACATCCGGTTCAGGTAATGTTTTTGCAAACGGTTAGAAAACTGTTATAAATATTACTGTTATGGCAATATACGACAGTTCAAATTCAAATTCATCTACTAGAGCAACTAGAAAATATGTAGATATTGACCTCGACTTCTCAAGGAATGTCGTGACAGGTGATGTTGCTCAAGTTGTTGATGTAAACGCAGTTAAGCGTAGTGTTAAGAATTTAGTTCAGACTAATTTTTACGAAAGACCTTTCCAACCTGAATTAGGTTGTGGTGTTCGTGAGATGTTATTTGAAAACTTTACACCAATCACAGGTATATTCTTAAAACGAAAAATTGAAGAGGTTTTAATAAATTACGAACCTAGAATAACTTTAGAGCAAATTACACTAGATGATGATATTGATAATAACAGATTAGTAGTAAGTATATATTTTTATGTAGTAGGTGTTCCGGATCCGGTATCAGTCACTACATTTTTACAAAGGTTAAGATAAAATGCCGTCAAGCAAACTAGACATATCAGAATTAGACTTTGATTTAATCAAAAGAAATTTAAAAGTATTTCTACAAAGTCAAGCTGAATTCCAAGACTACAACTTTGAAGGTTCTGGTCTTTCAATTCTATTAGATACACTTTCATACAATACTCATTACATGGGTTATCTTGCCAACATGGCAACAAACGAAGTTTACCTTGATAGTGCAGATATCAGAAAAAATATTGTTTCAATAGCAAGAATGTTAGGTTACACACCTTCTTCTTCTAAATCACCAACAGCAATAGTTGACATAACAGTAAACAATGCTACAGGTACAACTTTAACTTTAGACAAGGGTACAATATTCAAAACTAAAATTGATGAAATCGGTTATCAGTTCGTAGTTAATAGTGATGTCACAATTACACCATCAAGTGGTGTTTATAGATTTAGTGATGTAAGTTTATATGAGGGTACTTTAGTAGAATACAAATATAGTGTTGACAATAATGATACAGACCAAAAATTTATAATTCCTAGTGATAAAGCAGACACATCAACTTTAAATGTTATTGTTCAAAATTCTTCACAAGATACTGCTAGAACAACTTACACATATTCAAAAGATTATGCTGATGTTAACGCAGATAGTGAAGTTTTCTTTTTACAAGAAACAGATACAGGCAGATTTCAAATATATTTTGGTGATGGTATTATCGGTAAAAGACCTATTGATGGCAACATTATCATTTTACAATATGTTGTCACAAATGAAGTTAATGCCAATGGCGCAAGTGCATTTACATTAGAAGGCAATGTCGGCGGTTTTACAAATGTTACCGTTTCAAGTAAATCAGCTGCTCAAGGTGGTTCACTAGCAGAAACAAATGATAGTATTAGATTTAATGCACCTTTCGATTATTCAAGACAAAACAGAGCAGTCACATCTACTGACTACGAAACATTAGTTAGAAATATTTACCCTAACACATTATCAGTTAGTTCATGGGGTGGAGAAGATGAAGAGACGCCAATTTATGGTGTAGTTAAAATTTCTATCAAACCACAATCTGGTTCAACTTTAACAAATGCAACTAAACAAACTATTATTACAAAACTAAAAGAATTCAATGTTGCTTCAGTTAGACCAGAAATTGTTGACCCGGAGATAACTTATATTATCTTATCTTCAAATGTAAATTACGATACTAAACTTACTGCTAAATCTAAAGAAACAATTGGTAGTGAAGTAATTACGACAATTCAAGATTACAACTTAAACACACTACAAAGATTTGATGGTGTTTTTAGATTTTCAAAACTATCTAGTTTAATTGATAGTGTAGATAATTCTATTGTATCAAACATATCTACTATTAAGATTAAAAAACTATTATCACCGACTATTGGTTCATCTACAAAATATGATTTATTCTTTAGAAATAAATTTTATCACCCACATGACGGACACCAATCAGCAATGGGTGGTATTTTATCATCTTCAGGTTTTATTGTTGACGGAAATGCTAATGAAATGTTTTTAGATGAAGATGGTTCAGGAAATATTCGAAGATACTATATGGCTTCTGGTATTAAACAAATTGTAAATCCAACTCAAGGTACAATTGACTACGATACTGGTCAAGTTTCGATTAACTCACTAACAATTTCTAGTGTATCAAATATCAGAGGTAGTGCTTCAACTAATATTGAAATAACTGTTGAACCGGATTCCAAAGATATTGTACCAGTAAGAAATCAAGTAATCGAGATTGACGAAAATGTTTTAAGCATTGTCGTTTCACCAGACACATTTGTAGGAGGTTCTGCTACGGCAGGAGTAGGATATACACCAGCTAGCAGTTATTAATGAATAATGGCAAAATTCAATGACAAACTATCATCACTAATAAGTTCTCAGCTACCTGAATTTGTTGTAGCTGACCACCCCAAGTTTGCTCAATTTTTAAAAACTTATTATCAATTTTTAGAAAGTGTCGAGTTAAAGGTTACAAGTGTTCAGACAACAGAGGGTATATTACTTGAAACTGAAACTAACCAAGAAAACTTATTATTATTAGACGCTGGTCGTAAAGGTGGTAATACAACACAGTTAGACGCTGGCGATAAAGTATTACAAGAAAATTCAGTTTACGGTAAATTTACAACCGGCGAAACTATACAAGGTCAAACATCAAACGCCAAAGCTGTTATTGTTGCTGAAGATTTAGCAAACGGCAGAATATTCATATCATCTCAAAACAAATTAGAAACTGGCGAAATAATTGTCGGTTTATCATCAAACGCAAGTGCTATTATAGGTTCTTACAAAGAGAATCCAGTTAAGAATATTTCAGACTTGGTTTCTTATAGAGACCCGGATACAGCTATTAGTTCTTTTCTAACAAACTTTAGAGATGAGTTTTTAGCAACCATACCAGAAAACTTAGCAACAGGTATTAATAAAAGAAGTTTAATTAAAAACATCAAATCACTTTACAGACTAAAAGGTACTGCTAAAGGTAATGAAATATTTTTTAGAATATTATTTGGTGAAAATTCAGAAACAATTTATCCTAGAGAAAATCTATTAAGAGTATCAGACGGTAAATTTGATAGTAGATTAATTTTAAGAGCAATTAATGATGGTGAAACTGATACTGTAAAATTAATTGGTAGAACAATCACAGGTCAAACATCCGAAGCAACTGCTATTGTTGAGAATGTGTTTAAGTATGCTTTTGGTGAATACAGTATTACAGAATTTACAATTAACGCAGAAACAACATCTGGTACATTTCAAATAGGTGAAAATGTTAGAGGTACGGAATCAGACGATACAGATACATTTATTAAAGCAACCGTCACAGGTATTCCTGGTACTAAAACAATTACAAATGATGGTGCATTAAATGAAGTAAACGATAAAATCGTATTAACAGGTGGTGGTATTGGTGGTAAGTTTGTTACCAATCAAATTGGTTCTGGTAAAATAGATGAAACTATTATTGATGATGGTGGATTTGACTTCGAAATTGGTGATAGATTAGTCTATGACAATGACGGCACAGAGGGTGGTGGTGCTCAAGGTTTTGTATCAGTAGTAAATGGTGGTTTTGCTCCCGAAGAAGCCAATGTCACGGCAAGAACATTATTTCCTGTAAACCCGACAGCAACTAGTGGTATAAAATTTTTAGATGGTCCTGTTATAGCATATGACCCTAAAACAATTCAAACAGGTTTTTCAGAAAGTAATTTTAGAGGTACTATTAATGATACAGATGACGGCACATCAAATGCTAATTTAAAAATAACTGGTTCATTATCAGGAGCTGAGGCGACTGTTAGATTTACACCTTTCGGAACACCAGACGGTTCAAAAATTAATACTGACCCCGACCATCTTGGCGAAAAACTAATATTAGATTTTAATGAAAATGTAGTTTACATAGATTACACCACACTAGACAAACAGTTTCAAAAAGGCGAAGTAATTACCATAAAACAAGGTGGCGAAACAAATACAATTGCCGTTTCGGTTACAGGCGTAAGTCCACATAGAAAATTTAATATTGATGGTGTTGACGCCAAAACATTAGATTTAAATGAAGGCGATACTTACATCTTCAATCATCCTACTTCACATCCATTAAGATTTTCAGAAACAGCTGACGGTACTCATGGCGGAGGTGTTGAGTACACATCCGGTGTCACAACTGCTTCAGGCGTCACAACATTTGTTGTACCTATCGGTGCTCCAACTTTATATTATTATTGTGCCTCACACGCAGGCATGGGTGGTCAAGCAAACACCATAGTAAAAGAATTCACAGCAAGATTAAGAACAGATTTTGGTAGAGAACAAACAATAGGTCCAGAAGCTACTATTGCTGATAGAGATTCCGTTTATCAAATGCTAAGAAACACAAGTGATAGTTTAGAAGATAATGAACACCTTGTAGTAGAAGATGAAACAGGTGTTGACGATTTCTATTCAGGTAATAAAATAGTACAAGAAAGAAATACTGGTGTTGGTGATATAACTGACATCTTTACAATTAATCAAGGTAATGGTTATAAAAGATTACCGAAAATTGGTTTTACTGAAACCTTACCTGACGGCACAGTTGTAAGTACCTCTTCAGGTAAAGATTTCAAATTAAAATGTTTTGGTAGTGAGATAGGAAGAATTGTAGAGATTTCTACGATTGAACATGGTATCAGATATGAACAGCCGCCATCTCCACCTACAATTGAATTCATTAATAATAGTATTGTTGTCAATGTTTCAGGTATTTTTGGTACGACTGAAACTGTCACCGGTGCGACTTCAGGTTTTACAGGTGAAGTTGTAAGTTATGACGCAGACAGAGGTTTATTAAAATTAGAAAATGTGACAGGTGGTCCAGTAGTTGGAGAAATAATTAACGGTGGATTATCAGGCGCTACAGGTAAATTGTACATTACAGACCATGCAAGTGCTACCGTTTCTGTCACACCATCAATTGCTACAGACGGTGTTTATGTTAACCAAGACGGACATATATCGGAAGATACAATGTTGGTACAAGATAGTTTATTGTATCAAGATTATTCTTATATTATCAAAGTTGGTGAAAGTATTAATACATGGCGTGATAGTTTTAAAAAGACTATGCATAGTGCCGGTTTCTACTTTACAGGTCGAGTATCTATTGAAAACAGAATTAAGGGTGGATTAAGATTTCCTGTTAGAGGTATCGAAACAGGTCTTGAAGAAAGTCCACTATTTGGATTACTCAATACTATTTTCTCTACTATGTTTGGTAGAAGAATGGGAACAGAAAGTGATGGTACAACATTAAATCCTAATCCTCTTGTAGATGTATCTGCTCAACCAGTAAGTTCTCCTAGTCCTGAACACTTTCCAACAAATACTAGAGAAACTACTGTAAGATTACAATTTAAGGTTACAGGTGTAGTATCAAGAATTAGAAGACAAGTTGCAGGTTTCAATGTCAAGCAAGGATTTGCATATTCTGGACCTAGGTGGGAAACATTAAACAGACTTCATAATAGTTCATTTATAGTTGGTTCGCCAGGATATCCTAATGCTTCAAATATTACATTTAAAACACTAGATGAGATATTGATACATTATACAAAATCAGGACTTGATGAGACTAAAGCGTTATTTAAGACGGTTTCTACACCAAATGGTAAACTACTTAAATGTAATTTTGCAATACCGGCGCAGATATCTTTCTCTAAAGATTTGTATAGTACGGCATTAAAATCGTGGGATACAACAACAATGACATTTGATGACACAACGCCGTAAAACGGTTATAAATAGGTATAGATTTTAAGGAAAAAGAATGGCTAAACAAAGTATTAATAGAGGTTCAACTGCCAATGACGGCACAGGTGATAATATCCGTGCAGGTGCTGGTAAAGTTAACGACAATTTTGATGAGATATATACAGCAATTGGTGACGGTACTACACTTAACTCTGGTAACTTTTTAACAGATGTAAGTTCTAATACAGTTCAAAATAAGGTTATATCAGGTTCAGCGAATACTCTATCAAACATACCAAACTCGGCATTGACCCATGATAATATATCATTAGGTGGTGTTTCTATTCAATTAGGAACAACAGACGCTACGCCAGCTTTAGACCTTACAGACGCAACAAATTATCCAAGTGCTTCACTTTCAGGTACAGTTGCAAATACACAATTAGCAAATAGTACATTAGGTTTAATTGACAAATCAGCGACTTCAAGTAGTATTGCTTTAGGTGCTGATTTAACTTTAACTGGTGGTACTGCTGTTGATACGGCAGTCGCAGGTTCGACTTATACGATTTCAGTTAATGGTATTACAAATGGCCAATTAGCAAATAATTCAATTCAGTTCGCAGACACTTCATCATCTACAAGTGATATCGCTTTAGGTGGTTCAATGCAATTTCTTGGTGGTTCAGGTATTACAACCGTTGTAAGTGGTAGTGATATGACTATTACAGCTTCAGGTCTTGCAAACTCAAACTTATCTGGTTCTGCTGGAATTACAAATGCTAATATAGCAAATCCTAATATTACAATAGGTGCAGATACAATTAATCTTGGTGCAACACAAACAACAATTACAGATTTAAATTTAGATGGTACTTCTTCTTTATCAGGAACAGGTAACATTGACCAAACAGGCGCAGGTTCAAAAGTAAGAGGTAACTTTGCCTCAGCGGCTACTCTACCTGCTCATGCAACATATTCAGGTATGTTTGTATTACAAGAAGATACAACACCACCTACACCAAAAGTTGCAAGTGCTGGTTCTTATATAGAATTACTTACAGAAAACTCATCCGTTTCAAAACACCAAGATGTTAATATATCAGGTGTTGCAGACGGTAATATATTAGTATGGAATAGTGTACAGGCAAGATTTAACGCTGGTGATACAGCATTAGGTTTAGCACAAACTTGGAGAATAACAACATCAACTACCTCAACTGGTAACTCATCTTATGCTGACGCTACTGCTTGGGAACACGCTGATGACGCATTATACAGTAGTAAAGGTACTTTGTTAACGCAAAGTTCAGGAATATTTACACTACCTTCAACCGGTCTATACCTAGTCACAGTTAATTTTCAATGGACTGGTGCAAATGGCGATTTCGTAAGAGTTGCTTTTTCTGCTACAGATAATAATAGTACATATACACAATTTGCAGTATCCGAGGATAGTGTAAGTGCAGGTGGATATGGAAATAACAATTTAACATATATTTTCAATTGTCAAGACACGGCAAATGAGAAATTTAAATTAGAACATAGTGGTTCAGGTAGTTCGCAGTTTTCAGGTAATACGACTATGAACAGGTCTCACTTTACTATTTTAAAAATCGGTTAGAAAACTTGTATAAATATTGATAAGGAAGAAATAAAAAACTATGCCAGCAATTATTACGAACAAATTTAGAATTCACAATAGTGAGCAATTTCACGAAAGCTTCACAGAAGCTGCAGGAAACACTTACTATCTAGGTATTGGTAGACCTCATCCGTTTACTACGACTACTAGACCTGACGGAAGAACAGAGAATTTAGGTACTGATACAGCACCTATTACTCCTGTTGACGCAATTGCTGAAGAAGCATACATCTATGATGAATTGTTAGCGGCTAAGAAAATTGGCGCTTCAGATATATCATTCGTTGTTCCTAGAAGAAACTGGACAACAGGTACTACATATGATGTTTACAGACATGACTATGGTAGAAGAGAAACTGGTGGTACTAGTTTAATCACATCAAATTCAGGTGCGACTACTTTGTATGACGCAACTTTCTATGTTAAGACTTCAGCGAATAGAGTTTATAAATGTTTAGACAATAATGGAAACGCTGCTTCTACGGAAGAACCAACAACAACATCAACAGCAACTCAATCTACAAGTGATGGTTACAAGTGGAAATTAATGTACACTTTAACTGCTTCGCAACAATCTAACTTTTTATCAACTGACTTTATGGCAGTTGAAACGGATTCAACTGTAAATGGTGACGCCGTTGACGGTAAGATTGATATTTGTTTAGTTAAGGCTGCAGGTACAGGTGGTACAGCAGGTACACACACAAATATTCCTATAAGAGGAGATGGTTCAAACGGAAAAGTTTCTGTTACCATTTCAGCTGGTACAATTACAGACATTTCGGTAACTACAGCAGGAACAGATTACACAATTGGTTACATTACAGTTGCAGATATTAATGCTGCTGGCGGTGGTTCATTAATCAACGCAGAGATTGATGTAATTATAGGACCAAAAGGCGGACACGGATTTAACGCAGTAGAAGAATTAGGTGGATTCTTTGTTATGTTAAACCAATCACTAGACGGAACAGAATTAGCAAACTCTGGTGACTATACTGCCGAAAACGATTTTAGAAAAATTGTACTATTCAGAGACCCCACATCAGCGGGTTCAGCTGCAACAGCAACTACAATGAGAGCAACAACAGCTGTTCATTTTGCAAGTTCACCTACACCAGGTACATTTGTTGCAGACGAAAATATTACTCAAACTGGCACAGGCGCAACAGGTAAAGTAGTAGAATGGGATAGTGCAAACAGAATTTTATACTTCATTCAAACAAGATTTGCGAGTGAAGGTGCAGACGCAAACGGAGACAACACATCATTTTCGGGAGCAGGAGTAATCACAGGTTCAACTTCAACTGCTACTGGTACACCATCAACAAGTACAACTGGAACAATTAATCAAGTATCAATCACAAGTGGGTATTCTGCTAGTGAATTTGACCACGATAGTGGTGATGTTATGTATGTTGAGAACAGAGCGCCTATCGTTAGGGCGGCTGACCAGACAGAAAACATTAAGTTGATTATAGAATTTTAGGGGAGTTAAATGCCAAGTCCAACTGACTTTAACCTCACGCCTTACTTTGACGACTTTAATGAGGATAAGAAATTTCACCGAATCCTTTTTAGACCAGCGTATGCAGTTCAGGCTAGAGAGTTAACACAATCACAAACTATTCAACAAAACCAAGTTGAAAGTCTATCAGACCACTTTTTCAAAAAAGGTGCAATGGTTATACCTGGCGAAATCTCTTATGATTTAAATTACTTTTCAGTCAAGGTAGAGAATTTAACAGGCACATCAATTCTTGCAAATTTTCAAAATGTAAAATTAACTGGTGGTGCTTCAGGTATTGAAGCTGAAGTTATTAATACACAAGTTGCTGAAGGTTCAGACGCCGATACAATATTTGTTAAATACTTAAAATCAGGTACAGATAACACTACTCAATCGTTTAATGATAATGAAACATTATCAGGCACGGCTACAATTGATGGTGTTTCAACTTCCGTTTCATTAACAGTATCATCTACACACACAGGTTCAGCTGCTTTCATAGCAGAGGGTACTTACTATATTAATGGTTTCCATGTTCAAGTAAATGCACAGACTTTACTATTAGACAAGTACACAAACACACCATCATTTAGAGTTGGTTTACAAGTCACAGAAAGTTTTGTACAAAGTACAGATGACGCAAGTTTATTAGATAACGCACAAGGTAGTTCAAATGTTAATGCTCCTGGTGCAGACAGATTTAAAATAGATTTAACATTAACAAAGAAAACATTATCATCTACGGAAGATAACAACTTTGTAGAATTGTTGAGACTATCAAATGGCGTTTTACGAAACCTTGTTAGAACAACTGAATATTCAGTATTAGAAGATACACTTGCTCGTAGAACATTTGACGAAAGTGGGGACTATGTTGTAAGAAATTTTGATTTAGATATCAGAGAACATATTATTGATGGCGATAACAGAGGTGTATTTACACTTGCTCAAGGTGGTAGTGAAGCAAAAATGGCCGCTGGTTTATCTCCAGGAAAAGCATACATTCAAGGTTACGAAGTAGATACAATTGGTACACAATTTATTGATGTAGAAAAAGCAAGAGAATTCTCAACACAAAATAACTTTAAGACAAGATTTAATGTTGCAAACTTTGTTTATGTTAATAAAGTTTACGGCGCTCCTGATATAGGTTTCGTTTCTGGTTCAACAGAGGCATTTAAACCTGTACAATTATTTAATGTTGCCAATGCAGTTAGAGGAACATTACCTTCAACTGACGGTGCAATCGTACCACAAGTAGGACAATCTAAATCAAGAGGTTTCGAATATCACGCAGGTACAACAGCAGCAAATATATTTTCAAGTGCTTCTAAAACAAGTGGCGTTTACAAACACTATCTATTTGATACTGAAATGTTTACACATATTCATTATGCTGGTAATGCTTCATTTACAAACGGTGAAGTGGTAACTGGTGGTACATCAGCTGCAACAGCGATTGTACAAAGTGCTTCAACAAATTATAATTCTTTAGCAGTAGCAGCTATAACAACTGGTGCAACTCCTCAAGTTCAGTTTGCTTCGGCACCTAAACTAGAAGAGGGTCAACAAGTTTCTTTTGATAGCCCTAGTTTTAATATTGCTAGTGTAGCAGTTACCTCAACAGATGTATTTACTGTAAGACAAATTTCAGGTAACAATTTTGAATTATTTAATGCTGATGGTACAACAAGACCAAATGTGACATCATTCACAAGTTGTGGTAATGTACAACACGGTGTATTAGTTGTATCAAATGTAAAAGGTACTTTTAATCCAGCAGAAACAATTACTGGTGCTCAATCAAGTTCAACAAGAACAATACAATCTGACATAGTTGGTTACAAAGCAATACAATCATTTAACTTTGGTGAAACTAAATCTTTAGGTCAACCAGGTTCTCCAACTTATACAGCAGATACAGATAATTCAGATTTATATGGTGAAGTATTAACACTAACAGGTAATATTTCAATCACAGCAGCTTCAGACGCTGTAATAGGTTCTGGTACTAAATTTACAACAGAGTTGAAAGTTGGCGATATCATTGAAATGATAGACGCAGGTGCTAATACTATTCAAAGAGAAATAGAAGAAATTATTAGTGACACAAGTATTACTCTAACAGCTGTTATAGGTTCAGACGCAGTAGCGGCTTCTATACCAGTAAGAAAAAGAAGTAAATTACAAGAACCACAAAAAAATATTTCTTTATTTAAATTACCATACGAAAAAATTAAAACATTAAAGACTACTGCTAATGGTGGTTTAACAGATACAAACTTTAAAATAAGAAGACAGTTTGTTGCTACACTATCATCCGGTACTGCTACAATTACTGCTGGTACTAACGAGACATTTGCTATCTTATCAGAAAACGATTATACGATTTCTGTTATTAGTGCTGGTTCTTCTTCTACTGCTGTTGTAGGTAATGTATTAAGTAATACAGGAACAAACCACGCAGGTGGCGACATATTCACACTTGGCGGTTCTCCTACAGGTAAGACATTAGAATTAGATTACGGTACTGATTATGCAAATGCACAAATTAAAATTATTGCAACAGTAGACCGGTCTTCAGCAGGTTCTAAAACTAAATCAACTAACTCAAACGAAATTCAAGCAGTATCAAATCAAGTAGAAATTGAGAATGGTATTATTAATATGGGTAAGGCAGATGTTAAAACTTTAAATACAGTTTTCATGGCACCAGACTTTAGTACAGCTGCTACAACATCTCATGTAGATATTACAGATAGATTTATTTTAGATAATGGTCAAAGAGATAACTATTATGACATTGGTAGATTAAAATTAAAAACAGGTGCATTAGTACCAACTGGTAGATTAAGAATAGACTTTGATTATTTCTCACACGGCGCTGGTGATTACTTTGATATTGATAGTTATACTTCATCAGGTATTGACTACGAAGATGTATTATCTTATACGAGTGATACAAACGGTGACACTTATGATTTAAGAGATTGTTTAGACTTTAGACCTAGAGTAGATGACGCAAGTACAATTGATAGTGGTTCAGTTGACCGTTCTTTTGACGGCACAGGCGCTTCAATAGTAGATGTTGTTAAATTTAATTCAGATGTAACCTCTGACTTTGAATATTACTTACCTAGAATTGATAAAATATTTGTAGATAAAGAGGGTGCATTTAAAGTATCAAAAGGTTCAAGTGCATTAGTGCCACAAGTTCCTATGAATTTGGCGGGTGCATTACACTTGTACACAATAGAAATACCTGCTTACACATTATCTACCGAAGATGTATCAGTTAAGAAAATTGATAATAGAAGATTTACTATGAGAGATATTGGTAAATTGGAAGATAGAATTCAAAACCTAGAATACTATACTCAATTATCATTATTAGAAACTCAAGCACAATCTTTACAAATACAAGACGCAAGTGGTTTTGACAGATTTAAAAACGGATTTATTGTAGATAACTTTACAGGTCACAATATTGGTGATGTAGGTAATGAGGGTTATAAATGTTCAGTTGACATGGCAAGAGGTGAATTAAGACCTATGTTTACAGAGGACATTATCGAATTACAAGAAGCTGATGATGATGGTTCTGATATAGTAGCAACTGATAGAACAGACGGCAACTATGCAAAAACAGGTGACCTTATTTCGTTACCATTTACAGAGGTAACAATTGTTGACCAACCTTTCGCAAGTAAAACATTAAATGTTAACCCATTCGATATTAGAAGCTTTGTTGGCACAATAGAATTAAATCCACCGACAGATGAGTGGAAAGAAACAGAAAGAGCCCCAGAATTAATTATCAATAATGTTGGTGGTTTCGATACACTAGCTTCAAACTTAGGCAATGCAGCTTTAGGTGGATTCGAGATTGGTACAATTTGGAATGAATGGCAAGACCAATGGACAGGTAATCCTGTTGACATTGCTTCGAGAGATACTTCAGGTCATAGAAGAGCAGGTAGAAGACTATTTGTTAATACTGAAATTACATCTACTCAACAAGCTAATCAAACTAGAACAGGTATCAGACAAACAATCGTACCTCAAACTGTAAGAAACTCAATTGGTGACAGAATTATATCAGTTGCATTTGTACCGTTTATTAGAAGTCGAGTAGTATCATTTACTGCTACAAGAATGAAACCTAATACAAGAGTATATGGATTCTTTGACAATGTTGATGTCGCTTCATACATTACACCATCTGGTGGTGCATTAGGTGGTAATTTAACAACAGACGCTAATGGTGCATGTACAGGTACTTTCTCAATTCCTGACCCTAAAGTAAATGCTAATCCTAGATGGAGAGCAGGTACAAGAGTATTCAGATTATCAAGTTCAGCAACAAATAGAAAAACAGACGATATTCAAACGGCTGCTGAAGCAGATTATGTAGCAAGAGGTTTATTAGAAACAGTACAAAATACAATTATCTCTACAAGAGAACCACAAATTGTTAGAAATGCTGTAAATGAAGATAGAAGTATTACAAGAACAACAACAAGAGACGCAACTAGAACGATTGGTTGGGTTGACCCATTAGCACAAACTTTCTTGATTGATGAACCAGGCGGTGTACAATTATCTAGTATTGATGTTTTCTTTTCTACTAAAGATGATAATATTCCGGTAACTTTACAAATTAGAGAAGTTATCAATGGTTATCCTGGAAATAAAATTTTACCATTTTCTGAATTGTCATTAAATCCAAATCAAGTAAGTACAAGTGAAGACGGTGCAACAGCAACAAACTTTAAGTTTCCTTCTCCTGTGTTTATACAAGAGAATGTTGAGTATTGTATGGTACTATTAGCTAACTCACAAGACTACAATGTTTATGCAAGTAGATTAGGTGAAACTCAATTAGGTTCTAATAGAACAATATCACAACAGCCATATGCTGGTGTTTTATTTAAATCACAAAACGGTTCTACTTGGACTGCTGACCAACAAGAAGATTTAAAATTCAAAATTAATAGAGCAGAGTATTCTCTTAATCCAGGTACGGTTACTTTTGTAAACGAAGATGTACCAACTAGATTATTAGGTGCTAATTCATTAAGAACAACAATTACATCAAATGTAATTAGAGTGTTCCATAGAAATCACGGTATGCATGGTTTAGATAATAATGTCACAATATCAGGCATTCCTTCAGGTACATACAATGGTATTCCTCACACAGAATTAAATACCACATTTACAAGTATATCAAATATCACATTAGATAGTTATGATATTACTGTGGTTACAAATGCTTCAGCGAGTGGTGATATTGGTGGTACAGAAATAAGAGCAACAGAAAATAAAATATTAGATATATTAAACTTAAATGTACAGACTATGGAATTACCAGGTACAGAAATTGATACAACTATTAGAACAACTAGTGGTCGTTCAGTTCACGGTGCAGAAACAGAATTTAGTTTGACTGCTATAGGTAATAAACAATCAGTTGTACCTAACGATAACATTTACTTTACAACACCTCAAATGGTTGCAAGTCCAATCAATGAGGCTAATGAGATGACAGGTAGTAAATCTCTATTTGTACAGTTTACTTTACAAACTACAAATAGTAAATTATCTCCTGTAATTGATTTACAAAGATGTTCAGCGATTGCAGTACAGAATAGAATTAATACACCAACAGTTTCAAACACACCTGACTTTGTTGCAGAAACAACAAGCACAGGTGCCTCTAGTTCGGCTGCGTATATAACTAGACCGATAACATTAGAAAATGCTTCAACAGCATTAGATATTAGATTATCTGCTAATGTTCGTTCAAGTTCAGAATTAGAGGTTTTTTATAGAGTGATATCTTCAGCAGATACTAGAGATATCAGAGATTTGAGTTTTGTACCTTTTAATGGTGACGGTAAAGAAGATTTAGCCGTGACACCTGCTGAAGATGATACATCTTTCAAAGAGTACAAATATTCAGATAGTAGTATAAACGACTTTACAACTTTCCAAATCAAGATTGTGATGAAAGGTAGTATTTCATCATATCCACCTAAGGTGAAAGATTTAAGAGGAATAGCATTGGCACTATAATATGAGTATTAGATTTTTAAAAGTCGAAGGACACGGCGATTTAATCAGAGATACAGGTTCGAATGGTATCATAAATACCAACAGGAGTGAATACGAGATTTACATGAAAAGAACAAAGGCGAGACTAACTCAACATGATAAAATGCAAGATGTATGTAGAGAAGTAAACGACCTTAAAAAAGAATTGAGAGAAATAAAAGGTTTATTAATGAATATAGGTAAAAACAATGGCAATTAGAAGCATAGCACAAACAGATACTTTAGAAAAGTTTAGAACAGAATTTAACCAAATGACTGCTAATGATTTTGGTGATATTGCTACGCTTGACGCCGGTCTATCTGCTACAACCGTTATCGGTGCAGTAAACGAATTATCAGCTGCTGTATCATCTGGACAGGCATTTTTGATTGAAGACGCAAGTTCAACAGTTCAACAGGTTGCTTCTGGTCAAACATTAAAATTTAGAGGCACATCAAATCAATTAAATGCAGTTGTAAGTGTTCCAGATACAATGACTATCTCACTTGCAAATGATGTCACTATACCAAATGATTTACAAGTCACAACAGATTTAAATGTTGCTGGTATTTCTACTCTTCAAGGTAATATTGTAGCAAGTTCTACTATGACAATATCAAGTGGTTCAATTGTTGATACCACAGGTCAAGTATCTTTCGGAGATGAAAACATAATTACAACAGGTAATATGTCGGCCGCTACTTTAAATGGTTCAAGTCTTGTTTCAAGTGGTTCAATTTCAGGTACAACTATTACAGCTTCGGGTGCTTTAGAGGGAACAAGTTTAGAATTAACAAGTGGCGGAATTGTTTTTGAAGGTTCTACACCTGATGGTTTCGAAACTACTTTAACACCTACTGACCCTACAGCAGACCACACACTTACATTACCTAATATCACAGGTACTTTAATTACATCTGGTGATACAGGTACAGTTACCTCAACTATGATTGAAAATGCAACTATTCAAAATGAAGATATTGCAAACTCAACAATCAGAGCTGCAAAAGTAAACTTTGCTACTGACACATTAGTTGTAGATACCTTACAGGCAAATGCTATTACTGGTACTGCTTCGATTGCACAGTTAGTTTCATTAACTGCCAACAATTCGACAGACGAATCCGTTTTCTTAACATTTGCTGATGGTGCTACTGGTAACCAAGGTCTTGAAACAGACACGGATTTATTTTATAATCCTAGTACGAATATTTTAAATACAACTGCTACAGCGGCTAGATATGCTGACTTGGCAGAGATGTATGTTACCGACAAACCTTATGGAATCGGTACAATTGTTATGTTTGGTGGTGAAAAAGAAATTACCCTTGCAGACTTAAAAACGAGAAAAGTCGCAGGAGTTGTATCGGATAAGCCTGCTTTTTTAATGAATAAAAATTGTCAAAATGGACTTGCCATTGCCCTACAAGGTAGAGTAAAATGTAAAGTAATGGGTACTATACAAAAAGGCGACATGATAGTTGTAAGTGAAGAAGGCGGCGTAGGTACAGCAGACAGTAATCCTCAAATGGGTATGGTTGTTGGTAAAGCATTACAAGATTACAATTCAAATACCGAGGGACTAATCGAAGTAGTTGTTGGCCGCCTGTAATAAATACAGGTGATATGATTAAATTATTAGAATGTGAAGTTGAAGATTATTCTCGTTATGAAAACAATCAATTAATTTTCCTTAAAGACAGAAAAGACTTTAGAGTAAAAGATGAAATGTCTTTTGCCTCATGGTTACAACAATGGCGAAACCAAGATAGTATCAAGGTTGAAGGCCTAGAAGATAATGCTTCTATTGTAGCTAACTTTCCATTTTTAAACATCAACAGTATTCATCTTTTTGCAAACTTAAAAGGTGAGTTTAGTTTTCCTAAACATAGTGATGATGTAAATGTATATCTACATATCGTACAAGGTAGTAAAAAAATCTATCAATGGGTTGATGATATGAAATACGAAACTTTTATACAAGTCGGGCAATCACATGTTATTAACAGCGGTGTTGAACATGAGGTTGATAGTGAAAAAAATACATGGGCGTTGAGCGTTGGGTTTAATAGATGAATTGGATGTTTTATGTAAAGACAACTGAAACATGTCAGTTGAATTGTAAACATTGTTTTACAAATGGTATTAATGGTGCAAAGATATATTTTAATCCAGAGAAGACCATAGATTGGTTTAAAAGATTTAGAGAATATCATGGCGAAAATCATCAAGCACATTTTGAGTTTCATGGTGGTGAACCTTTCTTAGCACCAGTTTCGCATATGACGAAAGTATATGAAGAATGTAAAGATTTGTGGAAACATTCATCATTCGGTATCACATCAAATTTAGTATTTAAACTTAAACAAGAACATTACGATTTTATTTCTGGTCCCCTTAATAATAGAATGGGAACGAGTTGGGATCCTAAAATACGGTTTGCAAATGACAAACAATATATTTTATGGGAAAATAATGTAAGAGATTTAATAGAAAGAGGTACTATAATAAAACTATTTGTATCAGTAACCAAAGATACAATCAATATAGAACCTATTGAGTTATTAAAGTGGATAAAAAATCTAGGTATTCAAGAGGTATCATTTGAGAGATTAACAGGTAATGGTAATGCAAATTTACATCCTGAAATCTTTCCAAGTAATATAGAACAGGATTTATGGTTTCTTAAAATGCACCATCAATCTAAAGAATATAATACTAGAGACTGGTTTGAAAATGAATTCCTAGAAGTAATATATGACAAGTTTGAAACAGGTTTTTTAAAGGGTGGTACATTTTGTAGAGATTGTGAACAAAAAATATTTACAATTAATGCAGATGGAACATTAAGTGGTTGTCCTAATGCAGCTCCAGAGTTTCAGTTTGGTAATATAATACAAGATATAAAATCTCTTATAAATAGTCCACAAAGAATAGAGAATATTGCTTGTGAGAGGGCACGAAATCCAATATGTTTCGAGTGTCCTGTATTTGAATTTTGTGGTGGTGATTGTCACCAACTATCATGGCAAGGCGATATTTGTGGTGCTCCAAAGAGCTTAATGAAGGAATTAAAGGCAGAAAAATATGGCAATATCGAATCCAGTTAGTACACAAGGTATAGTTGACAGGTTTGAAGACTTGGTCACAGATGTTGTTAATGCAGGTATAGTTTGGGGTGTAAATAACTTACCTTTTACTGAAATGCCTACTTCTAACTATGCGTTGGAATCAACTATTCTAGGTCAACAAAATTTAACCTTTGCAGGTACAACTACAACAACTGTACCATCTGGTGCTAATACAATTCACATAATCGCTGCTGTTGGTGGTGGTTCTGGTGGAGTTATGGGTGCCGAGTATGACAGAGGTGGCGGAGAAAGTGCAGGCGCTGGCGGTGGTTCAGGTGGTTATATTTCTGATAAAGCTTTCAATGTATCTGCCGGAGAAACAATGACATTTGTTGTAGGTTCTGCTGGTACTGCTGGTTCAGGTAGCGGATATAATACAACTGCTGGAAACGGTGGTTCAACTACAGCTTCAGGTTCATCAACAGGTGCTTTGTTTACATTAACAGGTGGTGTTGGTGGTTCAGGTACAGGAGGAGCAGTTTCAGGTCCTCTTCGAACAAACACAGCAAGTTCAGGTGGAACAGCAACGATTTCAGGAACACCATTAACAAGTGGTACATTTGTTGATACAACAGGTGCTTCAAGTAGTATTGTAAGTTCGTTTGTAAACGGACCTACTTCAACATTTAATGACCATGGTTCAGGTAGTGCAGGTGTAAATCCAGGAAATTGTGGTAGTGATAACTGTACAATAACTGGTGGCGCAGGTGCTAGTTCATATGGTTCGGCCGTGAGTGGTGGAATAGGTGGCGTAGCAAGTTCATCTTCAGGTGGAGATGGTACAAGAGGTTCTGGAGGCGGTGGCGGAGGTGCTCAACACACTACTTCAGGTGGAATAGGCGGAGCAGGAGAAATAAGATACAGATTTTTATTTGTATCATAAATAGTATAAAGGTAAATTTATGGCAGTCACAATAGGAATAACAGGTGTAGATATAGCTGAGAGTGGTGATATAATTGAAGCTGATGATATTAGAACAGTTTTAGAAACCGAGACAGCACTATACACAAATGTTAGAAAACAAAATGCAGTTTTAAATGTCACAGGTGGTGGCGGAAATACAGGTTCAAGACCAACTGCCGGCGTTGTATTTAATTCAACACAAATTGCACACTTACGAACAAGTGTAAGACAGACATTATCATCAATTTCTGGTGCAGATGTCGAAACGGGTGATACTGTTGATGATGGTAATTTAGAAACATATTTTGGCAGAATTGCCACAGAATATAGTAGTAAGGCAAATAATGTGGTCACAGATACGATTGATGTATGCCACGCAAGTTGTCACTCATCTTGTCATGGAAGTAGAGGTAGAAGATAATGATTATTGAAACTAAAGCGCCAATAGCAATTGACGATTTAAAGAAACATTTTACAGACGAGAATGTAGAATTTTTAATTGATTATGATAAGTCAGATTTAAAAGGTGAAAAACTATTAACTTATTTAAGTAATTTAGATTTACCTTGTGATTTAAAGAATATGGACATGTCATTATTAAAAGACTATTTTCATTCTACATCTTTATTATGTTGCAAAGAATTAGAAGAACAGGCTATTGATGTATTGTTGCAGTTTAAGACAATTGATGACTTTGGTCCAGAGGTACAAAAGTTTATTAGTGAAAATTTAGATATTGTTAAAACATGGACAAGTAAACTAGACAGTTTATCATTATACAATATGCATACAATAAATGAACCAAAGTTCAAAGAATATGCAGAGGGTTTTACACATGATGATACAGACGAATTAGAGGGTGTTAATTTTATTAGTGTATTAAAGAATACTAGATTTTTCGAGTTTTACAAGCATGTTAAGAAAGATGACTTGAAATTCTATACTAAATACTTTAATGAATATATGTTTAGAGGAAAGAATATGTATTCATATTGGGCAAATGCAAACAACCCAATGTTTTTATTAACAAGAGAAACGGTTGCCGGCAGACATAAAGATTATATGACTGCTAGAAATAACGAATTAGGAAAGTAAATGTTTTATCTATTTAAAAAGGTATATCTAGCTAGTGATAGTATCATTGATACATTTAGAGATAGAGTAGTAATCTCTAGTACAAATGGTGTCAAAGCAAGTCAACATATCGACATGTTTCCAGGTGCTCTTATGGCATGTGGTTCTAGTATCGTAGATGTTATAGGTCCAGGTAAAAATTTCTCAAACTGGTATAACTTTTTTAAACAGTTGAACGATAAGACTACTGCTACAGGCAAACAAGTTGTTGTATATTGTGACAACGAAAGTTTAGTTTCAGTATGGATTGCTTACATGAAATATGTATTGGCAAATCCAGATAAAGATACTTGTAAAGCATTATTAGAAAGTCATGTATATAGATATGAAGTTTTTGCAAAAGGTAGATATTCAAGAAATACTACAAATACAAATATTGCATTTACAATCGAACAAGATAACTTTGATGATGAGTGGGCGGCCATTTCGGCACCTATTGAAGAAGATAGAGCGAATTGGTTAGTAATTAATAAAGACCATTTACCAGTTGAATATCTATTAGCAACATATCTAAAAGATGGTACTTATAAAGATGAATTAAAAGGCCAACTTAAAAAACTATACAAGAAAGATTTAGAAAAGTTCTTGTTAGAATTAAAAGAAATATTCTATACACATTTAACAACTTCAAGTTTACCAGCAAGTTTAAGTCTAGCAAAAACATATACATTTGAGAATGCTAGAGAAATAGAAGATGATACAACGACATACGGTGAGTTATTTAATAATCGTAGATATTGGATGTATCCATATATGAATTATGCTTCATCTGGTAAAAACATTAACTTTGATAATATTACTTCAACAGATATAACAAACTTAAAAGCTTTCGCAGACAAAGCTGAGGACGCATTTGCTGAATTTACTTCACTATCAGAAAGTGATAAATTAGATAAAATAGCAATTGCCAACGGAGAATTTACAGACGCTTTACTGACTACACTTATAGATGATGAAGCTGCATATGCTAATCAATCAGGTTCTTTTTCTTCAATAGATTTAGAAACTGTAAATCATTATTTTGTAGGTGCTATATTGTCTAATAAGTCAGACAATGCATTTTTGGGTAAATACTCTATAACATAATGAGGAAATATTTGTGTCATTTTATGATGTCATTGACAACAAGGTTGTTGATTATTGCGAGATAGTAACCTGTCTCTTTGAACATTGCAATTTAAATTGTATTTTTTGCCCACAAGACCATAACAGTATTGTTGGTAGTTCAAGAAAAGAAATACTAGACAAAGCTCAAACAATATCACACTACATTAATAATAATACCAGGTCGACAGATTTTTCTGTTCATATCATGGGTGGTGAATTGTTTTCCGATTATTGGTTGCAACAAAATTATATACCAATATACACCAAGTTTATTAAGTTAATACGAAATAAAGTTAAGCCAGAAAAAAATGTTATTTTTAACTTTGTCAGTAATCTAGTATTTGAAAATCACCATTTAGTCAGAGAATTTTTAGACGCAAACGATTTAAAGATATCTATATCTTACGACCCACACGGCCGTTTCAATTCATATAATAGTACACTATTCAAACAAAATGTCGAAAGATTTAAAGACAGAATTAGAATGGTATCATGTGTACAAACATATCAAAACATCAAAGCAATAAAACATGGTGATGAATACTTTGATTACCTTTACAGTTTATTTCCAGTAGATTGGGACCATTTATTACCTAGTACAGGTAAAAAATCAGACTTGGCGATTATGCCAAGAGAGAGTGAAGTTTTAGCCTTTTATAAAATATTAATTGACAAGTATCCCAAGTGTAGAAATATAGAACATTTTACAAATGGTAAGTCAGAAAATAAAATGACATGTACGAGAGGTAACAGTCTAACAATTATGCCAGACGGTACGATACCTACAGGTTGTTCAGGTTCAGTTTTATTAAAAGAATACAACACCGAAGATTTGGGTGGTACAAAGATAATGGAGAATTGGGTAAACAAATATAATTGTTTTGAATGTGATTATTTCAAAAGATGTCCAATGTCTTGTTTCATCAAATCAGATTTTAAACATTTAGAAGACGATTTACCTGATTGCGCTTTCAGATTGGCATTCAAATATAGTGATGAAAAAATTAAACATAGCCTTCGTTAATCCACCACACGCTGATTGGTCATTAGCTAATAATATGACCTATCTGATGGTACAAAGCCATTATAACCTAGTTGGTAGGTATAAGGCAAGCGTGAATTGGATAGAAGCGCCATTTAAATTTAACAAATATACAACGATTGAGGAATTATATGAAGACATTAGTAAAACAAATAAACCAGATATTGTTATGTTTAGTTCTTATAGCTGGAATTTTCCTATTATTGACAGCCTTGCTGAATATTGCAAACAACAAAATCCCAAAACAATCACAGTTGTTGGCGGACCCCACATTGGCCTTTATGAAAATGAATTATTAGAAGAAAGAAAAAGAATATACGATTTTATTTGTCAACCTACAAAACCTGGCGAACCATACATGGAAGATTTAATCAATAGTTGGTTTGAAAATGATGGTAAACCTGTTGTAGAAGATATTAGTTGGGAGATGAGAAGTCTAAAGGCAACAAAACATAATATTAATACAGACGCTTCTATTTACGAAGAACACCATGAGTACCTCAAAAAAACTTTAGATTACGCTAAAGCAAATAAAATGGAACCCTTTATGATATTAGAAACGACCAGAGGTTGTCCTTACAAATGTGTATATTGTGAATGGGGTGGTGGCACAGATACAAAGATTATTAAGAAAGATATTGAGTTAGTCAAAAGAGATATAGACTGGATTAAAAAGGCAGGTTATAGAGACGCATACTTAACAGACGCAAACTTTGGTGCCTTTGAACAAAGAGATTTAGATATATTCGCCTATGCGTGGGGTAAGAATTTTAATTTAACAGATATTTCTACAATGAAGTCGCCAAGTTTAGAAAGGCGAAAACGATTGATAGATAAATGGTTTGAAATTGTTGGTGCAGGACCAGAAAAACATAGTAAGTCCGAGGGAGGTACCGATATGTGGGGAGATACACAGTATGTATCGGTAGTGCCAACAGTTTCAATACAATCTATTAGTGAAGAAGCTATGAAAGTATCTAAAAGAAAAGACTTATCATGTAAAGATAAATTAGAATTAAGTAGGCATATTGAAAAAAGATGTAGAGAAGAGGGGTTTCCAGTACCAGCATTAGAATTAATTTTAGCTATGCCTGGTAGTACACTTGAAGATTTTTATGATGAGGTAGAAGTAATATGGAATTTTAAAGCATGGTCTAGTTTCAGACATGATTATATGTTTTTACCAGATAGTGAATTAAGTAATCCAAAATATATTAAAGAATATGATATTGAAACAGTAGAAGTATATTCTGATATTATAGACGAAGATGGTTCTGATAATTGGAACAGTTTGTATAAAAACAAAAAGACTACATTTAGAACAATGAGGTCTTGTTA